CAGCTCTGTTACTAAGCGCAGCAAGTAATAATGCTTACTTTAGATGTTTTGGAGCTCCATCTGATTTGGCATCAGGACATAAAGTAGACATAGGATCTACAGCTACTGACAGTTTTATAACATTTACTAGTAATAATAGCGAAAGAATGAGAATTACTTCTGCTGGTGATGTTGGTATTGGAACATCATCTCCTTCGGCAAACTTGGAAGTATATAGAAATAACAGCGATACTGATAAACAGTTCAGCATTAACCAGGATGGTTCCGGCGATCCGGTAATGACATTCAGATTGACAGGTGTTGAAGAATATGCAATGGGTATTGATAATTCTGATGGCGATAAATTTAAAATTTCAAGTGGTGGTACTTTAGGAAGTGATGACTTATTAACAATTAAAAATGATGGACGAGTTGGTATTGGAACAACTGATCCAAATGCCATGATTCATATAATACAATCACAAGATGGTGCTCAGAATGAAGCAGGTAACGCTTTAAGAATTGAATCCAGCAATAATAACAGTTGGTGGAATATTGGAACAGATAATGATGCATCTAATGCAGAATTGGCGATTCAATTTAAAAATACCACCGGTGGAGGATACCTAAATGCAACAGCAAATATTGTAAACATAACATTTACAGGTCAGCACTATTCTTTACCGGCATCTGGTCAAACAACTGATTATTCTTCAAGTATAGGAATGATTGTAGTATCATCTGGTGAATATACCAATTTATATGCGGAATCTGCTTCTATGCCAACTATCAATGAATCGCTTCCAAAAGTTTTATTGAGTAATGAAAAGAATCAAAAATCTGTTTATGGAGTAATTTCAGAAACTGAAGATCCAAATGCTACAATTAGAAAACATAAGTTTGCTGCATGGGGTTCTAATTTACAAAAAAATGACAATAGAATAATTGTTAATTCATTAGGAGAAGGTGCTATCTGGGTTACAAATTGTTCTGGAAGTTTAGAAAATGGTGATTATATTACATCATCACCAATTCCTGGATTGGGAATGAAACAGGACGATGATCTGCTTCATAATTACACAGTTGCCAAAATAACTCAAGACTGTGATTTTCGTATCAATTCTACCAAATTTAATTGCGTAGAATTTGAATGGTCTGGCTCCACTTACAGAAAAGCTTTTGTAGGATGTACTTATCATTGTGGATAGTGTGATATTTATATTAAAAGGAAACAAATGAATTTATTAGAAGGCGTATACGACCCAGGAATTTTAAAAGCAGTATTTTTAGCTGGTGGACCAGGTTCTGGTAAATCTTATAGTGTCAACCAAATATTTGGTATTGACGATATAATGAAAGGAACTTCTGCACTAGGTTTAAAAGTTGTAAATTCAGATCCAGCTTTCGAATACTTTCTAAAGAAAAGAGGTGTTGATCCAAAATCCCTGGGTAAAATGACACAAAAAGTTTTTAATTATTATACCACAAGTAAAAACAACCCAAGACAAAAAGGTAAGGAGATGAAAAAGAAACTCCAAGCTATATATGAAAAAGGTCGTCTTGGTTTAATAATAGATGGAACTGGTCATCAATATGGTAAGATAGAAAAACAGAAAAAACGTTTAGAAGAATTAGGTTATGATACTTCTATGATATTTGTTAACACTTCACTACCAGTTGCTTTAAAAAGAAATTCACAAAGAGATAGAGTTCTTCCTGAAGATTTGGTTAAAAAGTCTTGGTCTGATGTACAAAACAATATGGGTAAATTTCAATCTCTTTTCGGAAGTGATTTTCTAATTGTAGACAATTCTGAAATTGGTAATTTTTCTAAAATGCATGCAGAAAAAATAAAAGCTGCTACAAAATTTGTAAAGAAGCCTGTTAAAAACCGTATAGGAAAAAAATGGATTCAAAACCAAATAAAACTAAAATCTCTTGGAGAAAGTGTAAAAAAATACATTCCTTCAGAATTTACAAATTTAAATCTTGGTGAAAGCATAGCATTTAGAAGCATAATAGATGGTGTTACCGAAAAAGAATTAGATTTTTTCTTAGAAGTAAATTCTACAGTTGTTCATCATGTAGATGATGGACCAGGAACATATTTTAAATCTTCCAAAGCTTTCAAAGGTCATTCAGAAAAAATGGCAAATTTAGTAGGCTTTAAAGTTCTTGATTATGCTATGGGTGGTAGAGACTTTGATGATTTTCGATCTGATAGAATTATTCCTTCCAATACTTATTTCCCGGCAGGAATACCAGGTCAAACAACTCCGACAAACACCCAAGATTATAAATCTACAAAAGCTTATGAGTTATGGAAGAAGCAAATTAGAATGGTAGCTAAAGCTTTAGGTATAAAGTTTCTAACTTTCAAAGACGTAGAAGTTGCTAAAAAGCCAGTTACTCCAGATGGAGAAAAGGTAAAAGAACCACTAAAAGCTCCTAAAAACCCCCTAAAAGAAGGCGTAGAGGATAAGTATATCTTCAAAGCAGTATTCTTAGCCGGAGGTCCTGGTTCTGGTAAATCTACAGTTATAGATAAAATATTTGGAATACCTTCACCAGGTAATGTAAAATCTAGTTTAACCAAAACAGGTCTTAAAATAGTTAACTTGGATCAAGCATACGAATTTTTAAAAAAGAAACACAAACTACCTGCTTCTTCTAATGATTTTACAGATGCTGAAAGAAGTCTAGATGGCAAGCTAATGGGTAAAGCCCGTAAGGTAGCTCAGAAACAAATGGATAATTATTTAGCAGGAAAGCTTGGTATAATTATTGATGGTACAGGTGGATCTTCTAATGCGCTATTAGCTAAGAAGAAATCTATAGAAGAATTAGGTTATGATACCTATATGATTTTTGTAGATACAACACTACAAACAGCTTTGGATAGAAATGCTAATAGAAAAGATAGATCCTTGTTAGATAAAGTTGTAGAAAGAACTTGGCAAAAAGTACAAGACAATTTAAAAATATATAAAAGTGCTTTTAAATCTAATTTTATAAAAATAAATACAGACAAAGATATTGGTGATACTTTACCATCATCTGTAATAAATTCTGTAATGAAGTTTATAAAAAAGCCTGTTAAGAATAAAACAGCATTAAAGTGGATTAAACAAGCAAAAAGGTTATAATGAAAAAAGGTATATCCGAGCAGAAAGTTCAACGGATGAGGAATTTAGTCACTGGTAATTATGGGGCTAAAACAAAAATTTCTACTGGTTTTACTACTACAAAAGTAAAAAGAAAAGAAGGTGATGTCTGGGAAGAAAATGGAAAAACTTGGACAATAAAGGATGGTATAAAACAAACCATTAGTAAATTGGACGAAGCTAGAAAAGCCATAAGAATTCCTTTAGAATGTCCTAAATGTGGTGATCCAAGAATGACACATCCAGCATACAAAAAAATGTACTTAAAATTTGGAATGTGTTTTAAATGTGTTGCTAAATTCGAAAAAGATTTAAGAGAAGCTGGTAAATATGAAGAGTATGTTACAAAAATAAGTAAAGCTTCTTCTGAAAGTTGGATTAAGCACATGACAGAAGAATATCAAGATTGGCTAAATTCTAAAGATTCTAATAGCTATATAACAGAAGCTGGTGATATTGAAAATTGGACTGGTGGTGAGTCTAAAGAAAAGCTACAAGAAAAATTCGAAGGCCAGCAAAAAGAAATAAACAAAAAATTAGAGGAGACTTATGGGAATTCTAAATAGATTTAGTAGAAGGTGTAGGAGGTGTATTAGATAATTTAACTACTACAAAAGCAGAAAAATTAGAAGCCAAAAGAAAAATGCAAGAACTTATTTCTGATTATGAAACCAAAATGGAAGCTAATATAACAGATAGGTGGAAAGCTGATATGAATTCTGATTCTTGGCTATCTAAAAATGTTAGACCTTTGGTTTTGGTTTTTTTAGTTGTGTCTACTGTCACAATGATTTTTATAGATGCTGGTATGATAGAATTTGAAGTGGAAGCAAAATGGACAGATTTATTACAACTAGTTCTTATCACAGTAATAGGTGCTTATTTTGGTGGCCGTACTATGGAAAAAAGAGTTAAGAAGTAATTAAAACTCCCAACTAATATATATTTATATATAGGTTATGGCAAAGAAGACAATAAAACAAATAATAGCTGAAGAGTATACTAGGTGTGCAGCAGACCCTATACACTTCATGAAGAAGTATTGTTATATTCAACACCCGCAAAGAGGAAAAATCCTATTTAATCTCTTTCCATTTCAAGAAAAATCCCTAACAGAATTTAAAAATTTTGATTATAATATCATACTAAAATCCAGACAATTAGGTATATCAACTTTAACTGCAGGATATGCTCTTTGGTCTATGATTTTTAATGAAGATTTTAATGTTTTGGTTATTGCAACAAAACAAGACGTAGCTAAAAACTTAGTAACAAAAGTTAGAGTTATGCATCACTATCTTCCAAGCTGGTTAAAGACTGATTCTGTTGAAGATAATAGATTGTCATTAAGATATGCTAATGGTTCCCAGATAAAAGCTATATCTAGTTCACCAGATGCAGGTCGATCTGAAGCTTTATCTTTGCTTGTAATAGATGAAGCTGCTTTCGTAAAAGAAATAGATGAAATTTGGGCTTCTGCTCAACAAACTCTTGCTACTGGTGGTAAAGCAGTTATTCTTTCTACACCAAACGGTTCCGGTAATTTCTTTCATAGAACTTGGGTAAAAGCAGAAGAAGGTGAAAATAAATTTAATACCATAAGATTACACTGGACAGTTCATCCAGAAAGAAATCAAGACTGGAGAGATGACCAAACAAAAATTTTAGGTGATAAAATGGCAGCTCAAGAGTGTGACTGTGATTTCATTGCTTCTGGTCATTCTGTAGTATCAGGTCAATTGCTTCAGTGGTATAAAGAAAATATGGTAAAAGATCCTGTAGAACAAAGAGGTGCACACAAAGAATATTGGATATGGGAATATCCAGATTATACTAGAAGTTATGCAGTAATAGCGGATGTTGCTAGAGGTGATGGTTCAGATTATTCAACATTCCAAGTAATAGATATTGAAAAAGTAGAACAAGTAGCTGAATTTAAAGGCCAACCTGGAACCAAAGAATTTGGTAATATGCTAGTAAATGTTGCAACAGAATATAATGAAGCTTTATTAGTTATAGAGAATGCTAATGTTGGTTGGGCTGCTATTCAGCCATCTATTGATAGAGGATATAAGAATTTATATTATACCTATAAACATGAAGGTGTTGTTGATGCTGCTAGTCAATTAAGTAAAGGTTATGATCTAAAAGACAAGTCACAAATGACTCCAGGATTTTCAACAACTTCTCGTACAAGACCACTTCTAATATCGAAACTTGATATTTATTTTAGAGAAAAAGCATGTACGGTTAGATCTAGTAGACTAATCGAAGAATTATTTGTTTTTATATGGAATGGGCAAAGACCTGAAGCCCAAAGAGGTTATAACGATGATTTGACCATGGCTTTTTCTATTGGTCTATTTGTTAGAGACCATGCTTTAAAATTAAAAAATGAAGGTATTGAATTAAATAAAAACGCCTTGAATCACATGGGGAAATCTGGATTCTATTCAGGTGCTCCATCTCCAGGCAAAAACACTTGGAATCAAAATATAGCTGGTAAAGATGAAGATCTAACCTGGCTTTTATAATAGGAAATTAAAATGGCTGATAAATCATTTTTTGGTAGATTACAAACACTATTTTCAACTTCTACAATTGTCCGTAGATCTGGTGGTAAAGGTCTAAAAGTTGTCGATGTAAATAAAGTTCAACAAGGTAGTAATTTAGCTACTAATAGACTTGTTGACAGATTCAATAGACTTTACCAATCTCATGGTACAACTGGAAATCATGCACAAGCTAATTATCATTCTGCAAGATTACAACTTTTTACTGACTATGAAGTTATGGATGAAGATTCTATAATATCTTCTGCTTTAGATATATATGCTGATGAGTCAACTCTTAAAAATGAATTTGGTACTGTTCTAAAAATAGAAAGTTCTAATTCAGAAGTTCAAAAAATACTACACAACTTATTTTATGATATTTTAAATATAGAATTCAATTTATGGCCATGGGTTAGAAATATGTGTAAGTATGGTGATGCTTATTTAAAATTAGATATTACCGAAAAAATTGGTGTTACAAATGTTTCACCATTTTCACCTTATGAAATGATTAGGATAGATGGTGAAGATCCTTCTAATCCAGAAGTAGTAACTTTTATTCATGACCCTTCAATGGCTGGTCAACCTACATACGGTGCTGGTGGAACAAATAAAGACCAAGACGAATATCAAAACTATGAAATAGCACACTTCAGATTACTTAAC